GACCTGACCAGCAAACTCCATACCCTTATCACCAGAGCTAAATGACTGCTGGGATTCGTCAGAATAGTGCCTGCCTTTAGTTAGATTCCAATTTGCCCAATGACTTGCCACAGTCATATTTAAAATTGATTGATCCAGAGATTCACTTATAGATACATTTCTTATTTGACCTGTAAAAAAATTGATAGCACCGACAATAGTTTCATCTGAATTAAAATAAGCCAAGTAAACATCAACTATTTTATCTGTAAACTCACCATCTTGAACCAATGACCTTACATCATCTGTAATATTGGAAAATCCTAAATTAATTTCATTTACTTGTAGTTGACCTGTTTCAGTTGTTGAATCAACTGTAAGGAAAGAACCCCCAGCTTCATAGTTATTAGAATCGTAAGTTACATCAGAATACCAATCAGTGAGCCTAATTGTTGATGATAGATTTAACTCAACTAGAAAAGCTGTTTTAGTAGCTGTGGATGATACTTGTGTTTGTAAAGCAGCAGATAGACTTCTAGGCATTAGGTAATAACCTCTCTAACATCAAATGAAATACTGTAAAAACCACTAGCATCAGTTGAATACATGATTTCATTGTTTTCAAGATATACAGTAAAGCTAGGTTTGTTTACAGTAACAGCTTCATTATCTGCAAGAGATGCTACTAAATTTGGAGATATGGTTACTGTGGCTGCTCCACCTGATGCATTAGCATCTTCAGACACCATGTACACCTTAGAATGATTGGCAAACTTAATATAATCTCCAGCCTTTAATGCTCCAGTTGTTTGTGAAAATCCATCAATAGCTATGGTGTTATCACCAGAAGTATGAGCTCCATTAACAACTATATCTGTTTCTGATTTGCTTGCACCTAAATTGTCTAATGGTGCTTGTATGGTAAAGTCCTCAAAAGAACCTTTTTGCTTTTGTAAAAATGCAAATATCTCTTGTGCTTTTTCTTGCTGTAAAGGTGGCATTGCCACTGTAAAAGAAAAATATTGTGAGCCTATTTGTCTTACTTGTTTTTTGCCAGATAAAGTCTGGTTTAAAAGCGTTGGTCTATTATCTTTAAAATTTAAAGTTCTAAAGTTGGGGTCTGTTGGAAATTGACCAGACATTTATACAACCCCCATCTTGCCCTGATTATTCATGGCATTGTTTATGATTGATGTTATTAATCCTTTTCTTGATGCTAGTAACTGATCAAAGCCAGCAGCATCAACTGTTGATATGTTGAAGTTGACTGTAGTACCCATGCCTTGACCTTTTGTATGGTCAACAACAGTTTCATTGGGATGTAATATAGCTGGGAATCCACCCTTACCATCTACACCACCAGCCCTAGCACCCATTCCTGTATAGCCACCACCATCTCCGCTTGGTATTGAGGTTGGTATATTTAAATTTGATTTTATGTCAGCAACTGACATTTTACCGCCACCAAACATACTTCCAAAGCCTGCAAACATTTTATCAATCACTAATTTTTGTATAGCAATTCTTATCAACTCTCTTACCACGCTTGTTGCAAAGTCTTTAAAACTAGCTTTGCCATTTTCCAAGAAATCCATGGTTAATTTAGTTAATCCATCATATGACTTTTGAAATACACCCTGCATTTCTTCTTGCATGGTTTTTATGTTTGTAAAGAAATCTTTGTAACCTTTTTCGGCATCCATAAGAAATTGTTGCAGTGCGGTTAATTCTTTAAATCCAGTTTTTCCAGAACTTTCAGGAGTTTCTTCAGTTGGAAATAATAAGTCCATAATTGATGGAATTTTTATTTCATCAAAAACTTTATTTGTTCTGGCTTCTATTTTTTTTCCTAATGCAGCTATTTCAGCATCTAACTCTTCGTCTTTACCTTTAAAGCTAAATATTTTTTGGAATTCTTTAAACTTAATTAGAAAACCATCTACTACATTGGGAAGTTTTTTATAAAAAACCTCTTGAAATACTCCAACGATTTCATTTCTAAAAACATAAGCAGCTATTACTCCTGCCTGCAATCCTATAACTAATGCACCTAATGGGTTTGCTGCTATTGCTATAGTCAATGATTTAACAGCAGCTATAGCTGCAAACATGGCTGGAATGAACAAAGCATCTAAGTTTTGTGCTGCAAAATTAATTCCGTTAGCAAGGCTTGAAAATCCTTTGGTTGATTCTTGTATATCTCCAATCATAAATTGGAAATTATTTCTTAAAGCTACACCAGCTTGCCCTAATGTCATGGGCATTTCTTTAATTAGCTCGTTTGTCTTGTCAATTCCCTCAATAAGAATTGGCATTACAGTTTCTGCTGTCAATTTACCAGCATGACCAAACTCTCTAAGCTCACCAACAGTCATATTAAGACCTTCGGCTAACATCTTAGTAAGAATGGTGTTGTTTTCCATAACTGACCTAAGCTCATCTCCTCTAAGAGCCCCTGAAGCAAGACCCTGTGCTAACTGTCTAGCAGAGTTATTAGCTTCCTGAGCATGAGAACCAGCGATGATAAAGGTATTAGCTACCATTTGTGTTGCGTTTGCTACATCATCTTGAGTTGCTCCAAGATGTTCTGTGGCTAAAGAAAGCCTAGTAAATAACATTGCAACAGCATCAAAATCAGACCTTGATTCTAATGCTATTCTTCTCATGTGATTCATAGCAGTAGCGGTTTCTTCTGCACTACCAGTGAAAGCATCCATTCTGTTTTTAACGCCAATCATGACGTTAGCTGCTTCTACTAATTCTCTTGCAGAAAAAGCAGCAGCTAAAGTTTGACCTAAATTACGAACAACATTATTAACACCGCCTACATCTTTCTTAAATTTATTTAATGCACCAGCAGATTTATTATTAGCCAATAAATCTATCTGATATTTAAATGCTTTAGGCAGTGCCATTGTTTTCTTCCTTTATTTCAAGATAAGCCAACCAGCCTTGAAATTCTTCAACAGTTATCTCTTCAATTTCTGCTAAAGTTTTATTTAGCTTTTCAGCTAAAGCATACTTTATGTATAGCTGCTTATCTTCTATTACTTTTTTTTAATTTCTTCCTGTGAAATATTATTCATCATTTCACTAGAAACTCTAATTAATACGTCCCTGTCTACCCTCTCCAATAAGGTTTTCTTATCAGCGATAGTAAATAACTTTTCACCAGCTTCATCTAGTGCTTTGTAAATTAATACATAAGCCAAAAGCTGAACATCATCATCTTGAGCCATCTTCATGAACTTAGAAGTCTCTGAAAGAGTTATGGGTCTGCAAAAAATCTTTAATGGATTATCGCTATCCTCACCCCATTCAGGGACTTCTATAATTCTTGTTTCTATGCTGTCAAAATGTTTCTTAGCGTTATCTATTGCTGACATTTTTATACAGTTGTTTCTGTTAGAGCACCATTGCCCTGAACTGAAATACTAGCTTCAACCAATCCATCAAATGATGCAGCTCTTGAAACGCCAGTTACAATAGCTGAACCACTGTAATAAGTATCGCCAGAAGCATCGCCTTCAGGATAAACATTCAAAGTTACTTCTGATCCAATGCTTAAAGCACCCTGACCTGATGTATCGGTTTCATCCCAAAACACATCTAAACTTCCTGAGAAGTTTGTTAATGATGGTTTATAAGTTCTAGCAGAATCACCCATTGAAGTATCTTCTAAAGTATCAGCAGATTCTTCGATTGAGTAAGACCTTATTTCAGCTACAGCATTTGAGCCAACCTTTACAGTTCCCTCACTTCCTTTATGTGTTGCCATTTTCTACCTCGTCTTTCGACTTTTCTTTAGAAGAAGATTTAGGTTTATCTTTCGATGGGGCTGCTTCTTCTTTCCAACCCTTATTCAATAATGACTCAACCTTAGAAGGGTGAGCATCTATAGAAACTTTTCCGTCTGGACTAATCATTTTCATAATTATCTCCTTTAAACTGCTACGTCAGGAGCATTTTCCTTGACATAATAGTTAGTTAAAAATGTAAGAGAGACATAGCCCAATGGCTTTTCTCCCTCGCTATTAAACTCTATCTCTGTGGATTCTAAATAAGTATCTTTAGCCAATCCATCCAGAGTTCTGTCAGCAGCTATTGCTGCTTCAACTTCTTTGCTTATTGTATCAATAGTATCATCAAAGTTGCTAGTAGCTTTTGCATAACCCTCTACTACAACTGAGAGCTCTCTGCTCATAAGTCTTTGTGTGCCTATTACTATAGGCTCAGATGATTCTTCTTTTGTATAAATAATTAATGCTGGCAAATTTGCATTCTCTAGAGGATAAACCCTAGATTCGAAAACATTAGAACCTGTGGTTGTTAAACCAGTAAGCGTAGTACCAATTTTTTCTCTAATCTGTTGTCTCACATGATTTGCCATTATATTTCCTCAAGCATCAAGGCAGAGAAACCAGTTCTATCTGCTTGTATATTTACAACAGTATAATTCTGAGCAGCTTTTAAAATATTTCCATCAACATCTTTTATTGCACTTACGTTTAAAGTATTGCCAAAAGATATGTTTGGAACATCAACTGTCCTGCAATAAGCAATAGGACTTAAAGCTTCTACACCTACCCCATCGTCTAATTCTGTGTATTCGTTATTTAAAATAATGTTTATTGTGCTAGAGCTTCCACCATTGTTATAAACAGCATTTACTGCATGACCATAGTTAATATCTAAATAAGAAAGCATATCTTCTTCTGTTTCCATACGATATTGAGACATTATTCTTCCTCTAATACCAGTGAAACCATGCCTGTGTTATCAGGCTCTACTGTTCTAACAACAAAAGCAGTTTCAGGTTTTAGAACGCTGCCACGATTTGTTGTAATTGCATTAACAATTAATCTATCTTCTTGCGATATATAAGGAGCATCAGTTGCTTTGATAATTGCTCTGGGTTGATACCCAGCAACAGGAACTGTGCCACCTTCAATGTTGAAATATTCTTGATCTATAATGATGTTGATATTGGTTGTATTTCCAGAATCGATGTCGAACCAAGTGTCAATAAGACCAACCCTTTGATCCCATAATGATTGTTGCACCTCGAAGAATGTAGCAGTAACCCCATGACCTGTGTTGATGTCTAAGTAGGAGTTAAAATCTGCTGCACTCTCGATGGGCATGATTTATTTTTTAGCTCTTTTCTTTGGAGCTTTAACCTCTGATGTTTCTAAACCAACG